CGACCTCAAATGCCGCTGGTGGCGCTCCATTGAGTTCCTTGGACACAATTCGCTTCAATGCTCCGCGTCAGTACGCTGCCCAGAATCGTGCCGTGATTGCTGAAGATTACATTCAGTTTGCTTACCAGTATTTTCCATCGGCCCAGAGCATCAATGCTTGGGGTGGTGAGGACAATGTTCCGCCACAGTACGGCCAAGTTTTTATTTGTGTTCAACCTACTGGCGCTGCGTTGTTGACCTCTGCCCAATCTTCTCTTTTGGTTTCCCAACTAAAAAACAAGGCAGTCACAACTATCATTCCTAAAATTGTTCCACCAGATCAACTTTTGATCAATATTACTTCCGATGTTTATTATAATCCATTATTGACAAACAACACTCCAAATTTTTTGCAAGCTAGTGTAACCAGCACAATTTCGAACTTTGGGTCAACGATTCTAAAATTTGGGTCGATGTTTAGATATTCGAATCTGCTGACTGCCATTGATCAAACTGATCCATCTATTCTCGGAAACACAACTTCGATTACGTTGACTCGGGTTTACAACAATCTTTATATCTACTTCGGAACAACAAGTAGCTACTCGTTTGTTCTTGGCAATCCAATCGAATATACCGGGAATCCAGAAGAAGCCATTTTGACGACCGGATTCATGATCGCTGGTGACACGGTTAACACCTATTACATTGACGATGATGGAGTTGGAAATTTGAGATTGTTCTACTATGACATAAACCAGAACAAAACCATTACAAATACTGCAATTGGAACGGTGGACTATAGTTTTGGCCAGATTTCAATTCCTTCTCTGAATCTTTCTAGCGTTGTTGGTGGGCAGTGGAGTTTTAACATCAAACCACAATCCTACGATGTTTATTCATACCAGTCTCAGATTTTGTCAATCAATCAATCTGCAATCAATGTCAATGTCATTGTTGATCCAACGTCCACTGGTCAACTGGTAAGTTCAACTGGTTATCCATTTAGTAGCATTCGGTCATGACCGCAATAGTCAAACCTTTAACATCGAACTTTACACCGGCTCAGGTTCCGCATTTTGTTGCGGAAAGCTACCCGGTGTTTGTTCAATTCATGCAGGCGTACTATACGTGGCTCGATAGCTATGTTCCTCGGGATCTGGAAAATGAACAGAACGTTGATGATAGTTTGAGTGGGTTTCTGTCGCATTACAACGCAGAGTTGAACTATCTTAGTGGTATTTTCGCAGGGTTAACTCCGCAGCAATTCATCGAAATATCAAAACAGTTTTATTTGTCGAAGGGATCTGCTGCATCTTATCAGTTGTTGTTCAATCTTTTGTACAACGAAAGTGTAAGTTTGACATATCCAAGTTCTCAAATATTCAAGCTTTCGGATTCACAATGGATACAAGATCGGAGTATTTTTGTCAATATCACGGTCGGTAACGCATTCAATCTTATTGGACAAACGGTAACAATTCAAGTTGGGTCAAACAGTTATGTGGTTTTGGTGTCTGCTGTTTCTGTTGTAAACGGAACGATTTATGAGTTGTCTTTAGATGCCTCTGCCCGAAACGTTCCTATGAATTGTGTTGGATATATTGTTACAAGTTTGGTGGGGGTTAGTGGCACCGTTGTTGGAGTTGTCAACCCATTTGCATCAACCATCTACCAAGCTGGAAACGGGTTCTCGGTTGGTCAGACTTACAATGTTCAGCCAGTAGGAAGCACTTCTTCGACCACGATTAAGATTACAAGTGTCACATCTGGCGGTGGTATTGGAAGCTTCGAAATCATTAAATTTGGATCTGGATATACGGCTCCTTTTAACGTTGTTATTGTCCCGACAACGAATTCAACTAAAGCAACAACAACTGTTTACAATCCATATGTCGATAATCTCGGAAATTTTAGCGAAAGTGGTTATATTTTAACGTCAAACTATTGGATTGTTAATCAGTCAAATACGGCTGTTCAGTATGGAAGTGCAGATTATGTAGGTCAGGTTATTTCGTCTTTTTCTTCGACTGAAAATACTGGTCTGGCTTCAACGACAACTCCGACTAATTTAGCCATTGTTTCTTTCGGGATTGGTGGTGTAGCAAATTATCCTGGCTACTACCAGACAGCTAACAGTCTGTTGGACAATCCTGCATCTGTCTTGCAAGATAGTTTGTATTATCAGCAATTCTCGTATTTGATTAAATCGACGCACCCGTTGAGTGATTTTGAACAGTATGTCAAGAACTATCTCCATCCTGCCGGAACAAAAGTGTTTTCGGAATATGGTATTGAGACTGTATCTCCGTTTAACAACTCTCCACCGCCAATTGTACAGACAATAACAACATATCCGTAACAGCAATTCTCCATACCTAACTACTAAAGACTAACAGGACGGCCAATGCAAGAAAGCCTTAAATTAACAGGGGAACTTGAAATTATCACTAGAGATTCTAGTGGAAAAGTCAAACTTCACCTAAAAAAACCAAATTTGATTGTTACTGTTGGAAAAACTTGGGCAGCTAGCGCATTGATTGGGGCTGTCCCGTATATGAATGCAATTGCAGTTGGTACAAGTTCAGTCCCTCCTAATGTAAGCGATGTAGTGCTTGGGGCCGAACTTGCTAGGGTAGCGATGAATACGCCTACGTCTTCGGGATCGACGATCACGTATACAGCAACTTTTAATAGTGGTGTAGGAACCGGAACGTGGGCGGAAGCTGGAATCTTTAATAGCACAAGTCCGACTAGCGGAACAATGCTTTCCCATACAACATTTTCTCCTGTTACCAAATTATCAACTGATGTAACAACAATTACTTGGTCGATTACAATCAACTGATGACTACACAGACATTCAACACTAGTGCTTTTAGTACCTCGATGGCTCAACGTTTCGTGGACGATGTGCTATACAACACTGGAAACTACTTTGTCGGTTATGGATACGGGATTCCTTGGGGCAATCCCGATATTCCTCCGACCCTGTATGACAATGCTCAAACCGAGTTGACTGCTCGGCGCAACCTCATTTTCGTCAAACGCTTGACAGATCCTCAAATTGTGTTTGGAACTGTTCGCCATGATTGGGTGAGTGGAACGGTTTATGACTTCTATGACGATGCAATATCCCCAACAAACCCGGCACACTCTGGCGCTACAAGCCTTGAAACATCCATTTTTTATGTTTTAACACCACAAAATAACGTTTATAAGTGTCTATTCAATAATTATTCTTCTCCATCAACAGTGATGCCTACTGGCACATCAACTAATCTGTTGTACACTGCTGATGGATATGTGTGGAAATTCCTGTACACGGTTCCTCCTTATCTGGTCAATTCGTTTCTTGATTCGAATAATTTGCCGGTTGTGCGATCTGTTCAATCGAATTTTTACAGTGGTGGGAGCATTTCTGCTGTAACGATTACGAATCCCGGAAGCGGTTATACAAGCGCATCTATCAGTATTAACGGGGATGGATCAAGTGCAACGAATTCGTTTTTGATTCAATCTTTGACGATTACTGCTGCTGGTTCTGGATATACGTCAAGTCCAACGATTACTTTTCAAGCTCCGCAATCAACAGGAACCGGAAATGTTACTGCTGTTGGAAAAACAACTATCAATGCTGCTGGTCAGGTTACAACGGCAACTTTAACTGTAACAGGATATGGGTATACATCTTCACCAACGATTACTGTGAGTTCTCCGGTTGGAAGCTATATTCTTTGGAATCCGGGAACGGTAGTGATTGGTGGTCAAGTTTTGTTTACTGGAACAAACTACTATACAGTAACACAGGGCGGCACAACAGGCACAACGGCTCCTACGGCAACTTCTGGAAGCATTTCGGATGGGGGGGCAACATTGGCTTTCTCCGGTTCTCAAGCCATTCTTACGGTAAACGGAGTCTCAAACCCAGCAAAATTTACACCAAATATTGCGAATGGTCAAATCACTTCGGTTACGATCAATGATCCCGGAATTGGTTATAGCTATGCCGATTTGGTCGTAACTGGAAACGGAAGTGGGGCTTCTATTTCCCCTGTTATCTCAACATCCGACCTGACAACAAACCAATCAACAGTCGAATTAACTGCCGTCAAAGGGTCACTAAGTTCAATTCTTGTAACCAATGGTGGTCAAGGATATAGCACAGCAAATGTTGTTATTAGCGGCGATGGGAGTGGGGCGACTGCAACTGCTACCGTCACCAACGGTAGAATTACCAATGTCCTTCTTACAAACATTGGTTCTGGATATACCTACGCAACTGCAACGATAACCGGAAATGGAAGTGGCGCTACCTTGCGTGTCATTGTTGCTCCCATGAATGGTCATGGGTGGAACGCGGTTGATGAACTCAAATGTTCGTCTATTTTGATTCGTGCTGGCATTGGAAGTGATCAAAACAAAGGATTTAGTCCTCAAACGTCTTATCGGCAAGTTGTCTTTTTGCGCAACATCAACTCATATGGATCTAAAAACAGATTTCTCGATTACAGTGGAAGTGCATGTTTTGTTGCAAATGGTACAGTGAGTTTGTCACAATTTTCTGCCGGTATGATTTTAACACAGGGTTCTAACCAATTTCTTATTGTTGCGGCAACGACTACAGGACTACTTTTGCAAGCTCTAAGTAATGTGGCTCCTACGCCAAACACTACCTATTTGAATCCTAGTAACAATTCTTTTATTCCGACATCTATTGTCAATCCCGATATTGATGT